CCTGTGATTTGGCAGTGGACCGGGTACGGCAAGGTCGAAGGTCATTTTAATAAATATGGACGACTCAAAAGAACAGACCGATGTTTAATGAGGGATGATTATTTCAAACGTGTTTCATTAACACGGTAATATTAATATGGGAAAACACAAACCAAAACAAACCGGGTCTGATACGGCGGTATATAGCCACAAGGGTTACGCGCAAACCAACTTAAATGAAGAATTGCCCACATATAATCGTGGGGAATCTGAAAAAATTATTGCACACCCGAACGGCGCGCTTATTGTTCTAGGTCGAGATAGACCATCAGACGTTTCAACAGGCTACGGCGCAAAAGGCGATGTTAAATGTGGCAGACTTGATTTGATTGCTGGATTGGGTGGTTATTCAGCCAAAGAAACAAACAATTCTGGCGCCGAGCTTTATTCTGATCCAAATTTCCTGACCGACGCCTCGCGATTGTATATGTCCCAGACATCAGACATTGATGATATTATGGGACTTAAAGCTGGCACAGTTGGGTTAGCAAAGAGACGTTCTGCAATTGGATTAAAAGCGGATGGCCTGCGCTTTGTCGCCCGGGAAGGCATTAAACTAGTAACAGGCATCGATGCAAAAGATTCGCAAGGCAACGATATATCTAAGGTGTCTGGTATCGATTTATGGGCCGGATGTGGAAGAGTTAAAGACAAATTAGAACCTCTTGTTAAAGGTAAAATAACACTAGAGTGTTTGGAGGAAATTGTGGAAGCAATCAACGATCTTAATGGTATTGTAAGTGGCTTCCTATCTAGCCAAATGGAATATAACAAAACACTAGCCTTTCACACACACAATAGTCCCTTTTTTGGTTATTTGACAACCCCGTCAGTTGATGCTGTACAAGGTGGTATTAAATGTTTAACACGGCAATACAGTAAAACAAACGTTTCTTTAATGAGTCACAAACAAAATTTGGTTCAATTATCATCTGCATATTTAAATTCGCATGGTGAAGGATATATACTTAGTAGGTATAACAACACAAACTAATGGCAGATATTAAATCATTCTCAGGGTCTTATTATATTTCGTTTAATCAACTTCAACGTGCTGTTGATGAGCTGAAATCTAAATTTATTAGTTGGCAAAAAGACCTTTCCCAAAATAAATCAAAAATAGCAGACCCATCCTTTTCATTTTCAGAACATTATTCTAAATTGGTTAAATTTTTAGAAGCACTGGAACATCCGGTATATGATTTAAATGAAAAAAGTGTTTTAGAATTTTTACACACAAAAGATGAAGAACATATTGAAATAAGAAAAATACATGTAGAAAATTTAAAAAAGAACACACGTTTAGATCATCTTCCAATTATTACAATGGATGCTGATTTACACATCACTAAAATCACCCCCTTGCATTTGATAAAATCTGGTACAAAAACGGGTAAAAAAGATCTAATTGAAGAACGTAATATTGATAGTTTTTTGATACATGATAAAAATCTATATTTATTAATTCGTAATCTTCATAATCTAATTTTGTTTAATCCTAAAATTGCCAACAAAAAAGGTTTTAACTATGTGCAGTTTTTAAAGGAATATACAAAATATCCCAACATTAAATTAAATGAGGCTAAAACACCAGAAGCAAAATTAGAAAAGAATTTAACTAAAAAAATTAATAAAGAAAGTAATCTTAAATCTCGACTAACAGTTAGTAAAGAATCCGCCGTTTCAAATGATATCAAATCAATTAAATCGTGGATAGATTCGTATGATCCTAGCAGATTAGTCGTATCAGACAAAGATTACGAAAATCCTGATCAATTTCAATTTACTGAAGATGAACGAATCAACACAATATTAGATAAATTTGGCATTAAAACATTGTTTACAGATTTGATGGCTTGTATCAAACCAAGTACTTGGTTACAATTGTTGTGCGAAAAAGCAATCAAAGAAATTGGTATCATACACATGCTTGAAATATTTACTGAATCTGGTATTTTACAACAATTACGAGACTCATCAGCAGATCTTTCCAAAACTATAGATAATATATTGGCTAAAAAACAAATTAGCAGCAAAAGTTTTACAGATCTGTTAATAGAAAAGGCTGATATTGATAAAAGACAAGAATATGTCAAAGACGAAATCAAAGGTAATGTAATATTACAAGATGTTATTGAAAAAGCAGAAACGGCAACCGAAATAATTAGTAATTCACTCTATGAATTGGCCAAACACGATGAGTTGGCCACCATTGAAGTTACTGCGATAATGGCACAAGTTGGCGAATTTGCCGATCTAACCAATCGCTCATTCGCAATAGATACTGAGATTGAAAAGCTTAAGAATATAGAATTTGAGGCTTCTTTGACTATTAATTCCGATTTTTTGCAAGATGCGGGTGGTTCTTTTCAAGAGTTATCGGAACAATTTCAAAGTGCTATAGGCGCACTCGAAGATCCCAACTTAAGACAAAACATTTGTGATACAATATTAAACGCCACCCCCTCTTTTGAAGGTCTGACTGATGTTGATGTTAATACCGATATTGATGTTGATTTTGAGTTTGAATTTAAACTACCAAAAGTCGAACGTCCTACAATGCCTAAAATACCCAAATTACCAACGGATGATATATATGCCTTTATAACAAAAGCAGTAAAACAAGCCGTTCAAGCCGCTATTGCAGCAATTATCCTTGTTTTAGTAGAACAATTATTATCGTCTTTGTTGGAAGCATGCACTGATTTGAAAGATGATTTGATTAGTAGCCTCCGTGATGATGAAGTTGACTCACCAAATGATTCATTAGCAGAAGATTTTCTAGATGACGAATTTCCAAACGAATCATCTATGGATTTGGCAGCTTCGGCTGTTGCTTTAGATGCTGAATTATTAAATGAGTTTGTGGCAGACATGGCAGCTATACTATCGCCGGTCGAGTTATGTATGTTGTTAAAAAACGAGTTACCCAGAGCAGGCAGACTCATGACAGAAAAGGTTTTGAAAGCCAGACACCCATCGATATCAGAAAAACTAAGTGAGCCCAAAGAAATATTTGCCGTGATGGACACAGTTGGGCGTTTGTTGGGACCAATTTGTGACGACATTTTTTCAACGACATTTAATTCTTATAGTACTGCGGTAGATTTGTGCAAAGACCCAAACCCAGCCTCCCGGGATCTACGTTGTAAACTATTGGAAAACGTATTAACAGACGAAGAATGTGAACAAGAATTCGAAGAATTAAAAGCAACTCTTAAAAAAGAAGAAGACGATATCATGCGCCGTATGATTGATACTTTAGTTAATTCTGATAGTCTGTTTGATGAATTACGAGAACAACTAGCAGATCCATATTGTGATAAAGGTTCCACTCAACCAGTATTTCCAAAAAATGGCCCACACAAAGATTTACTTGATTTAACTCTTCGCACAGCCCTAGAACCGGTTGAGGTGGCCTTTGTCTCAGATATTAAATCATTTAAAAACAAAGCTGCACTACTTGACGCATCCCAAGTTATGCCCAATCCAGAAAATAAAGAGGCACCAATTGAAATTAATAAAGGTGAATTTGATTTTGCAGCTTTGAAAATAAAACCAACATATGCTGATGTATTAATGGCGCAAATCCACACTGTAAAGTTAGACCAACCAACGTTGGTCACAAATGAAAACGATTTTGTTTCTACATACGAAATTACGCGTGGAGAAGCTGAAAACGTAACTAAAACGGTTAACAAAGTGATACCATTAGCTAATGGCAATAGTTTGTTTTTTGTACAAAACGATATTAACGAAGAATCTATAGATTTGGTCATGGCGTGCGAAATTAGCCCAACAGACGGTATTGTCTTCACTCGCTATGGAATTGTCGCACAAGAATTGCTTGAAAAAGCAGAATTAGATATCCAAGCCGGGATAGTTTCCCCCAATAATGATTATTTAGACAAATATAGAAATACGCTTTGGGGCTCATTCGGGGATTTACATACTCTTCCTAGTAATATTATTAGAGAGTTACACACAGCGCTCCAAAGAAACATTCATGGCGTATTATTGCAACACAANATAGGTGTTATCAGTGGTCCTGCGTTTTTGCAGATGGTAGAACTTTTAATTCCAAAAACAGTTTGGGATAAAGAATGTAATTTAGATCCAAAAGCTGGTCGAATCGACCACACACCACTTCTTGTTCAAAAGGCTGTAACCGACAGCCTTGCTGAAATTTGTCCGAACCCTGCTTTTGCTACACCAGAAAACAATGATTTTGAAAACTCAGTAGAACAAAAATATGTTGATATTATGATTCGTCTATACATTGTAGATTTTGTTTTCAGAACTCTACCAATTATTAAATTTGCTTATTCTAGAGATATGTTCGACAACGACTACGTTGCCGCAGCGATTACCGGGTATATGCGTACAGACCTTATTAATCGATCCAAAAAGAAAGTTTTTACCGGCAAGGGTGAATTAAGTAAAAAAACATATTTTACAGAAGTAGTTCGAATTCTTCGTACTGATGAAGATGAGTCTGAAGATTCAATTGAGATTTTGACTAGACGTGTTAGAAAAGAATTAGCCACAATTAATGATAAGTTTATTGATATAGCTGAATTAGTTTTTGAAGATGATCCTGTGGCAATAGATTTTAACCATTCGGTGTTGGAACAGTTTGACAACATTCCAATTATTACAGACAATACTGAAGGTTATTTTTATGATTATAAAAACGCAACAGTACCCGGGTTTTTCGGAGAAACGACTGGAGAAACGAGAATTAAAACAAGTAAGGCAATCAACCTGTATAAAACTTCGGTTGGTAACACTGGTTTAGAAATTGATGAGTATGATTGGTTCCACAAAGGTTTGAAAGACAGTCTTAATGTACAAGAACCATACAAATATTATGAGAAATTTAGTAATTTGTTCTTGGGTGCGTCTTTTGCGTATCAATATTTTACACAAACAATCGATAATGATGGCAATATTATGGTATATCCATATGGAATCAACACAGATACATTCGATCCTGCGCTGACAATATCTTATGGAAGCAGACTAGTGATGGTGGTTTTAGATGACCACGCATCCAATTCTACAAAAATCTTTATGGACGCAGCCAAAACAGCCACATCACCAGAATTAAAACTTTACACAGTTAACGATTTAAATGCCGCCCAAAAAGCAAAGTTAACAACGTCAGAGTTTTCCGCTGTTGATGTTAATAATGACGGGCCGGTTTTCTTACAACCATTGTTCGAATATACACAACCCAACAAACCGGCAGAAAAAGAAGAATTATTAACTCAACTAATCGACACACCGGGTTTTTCGGAATATTTCTTGGATTATAAACACATTGATTTGGAATTGTTTTGGTTTATGCATCTTTTGAATGTACATGAGTATGTTGGTGACGCCATGCCGTTATATGATAAGGTGTTTAATAATACTAAAGGCCTTTTGATGGAAAGCTTTTTCTCTGTAATACATTCCTCAGAGATTAGGAGTGACTTGGACGCGGGTGAGTCTTTATTAACCAAGCTGCAGGCTGCAGAGAATGATGTAACGAATTTTGTACACGGTCTTAAACCAGATCTGCAAAGTATGTACGAAGAAACACCATTTTTGTTAATGAAGGGTGTTGCCGATTTAATTGATCCATTTTGGGAAGTTTTCCCAGCAACAATATTTGGTTTAGTAGCTAAAGCTTTGGATAACGATTTTAACAACAAAACACCAGAAGAACAACAAGCATTAGATGACAAAAAGAAAGATCTTAATTGTCCCGAAGAAACTAATTAAGTAAGAATGAGCGGATTATCAGTTAAATTACCAATTCAGATCGATTCAAATGACGGATACTCGTTAAATAAGAACTTCGTTGCGTTGATCAGACAAAATTTTAGAATGTTACTTCTTACCGTGCCCGGGGAACGTATTATGAACCCGGATTTTGGTGTGGGATTAAAACGTTATTTGTTTGAGCAAGATACAGACTCGTTAAAAGCAGAAATTTCTGGTAGAATTAATAGTCAGGTTTCCAAGTACATGGATTATATCGATGTTTTGAACATTAATATCGATACAGGCGATCCATCGATAAACGACGCCGAATCGTATATATACTATATATCAATTCGGTTTTATGTCAAACCTCTTAATATTACAGAAATTTTAAATTTGGAGATTAGCTAATGGACAAAAAATTAGTCCCGATTAAATATACTAGTAGAGATTTTAATGCTATTAAACAAGATTTAGTAGAGTACGCCAAGCGTTATTACCCGGATTCTTATAAAGATTTTTCTGAGGCAGGCTTCGGCGCATTGATGACAGACATGGTAGCCTATGTGGGCGATATCCTATCTTTTTACATGGATTATCAAACAAACGAAAGTTATCTAGATACCAGCGTCGAATATAATAACATCGTGCGCCACGGCGAATCACTGGGTCACAAATTTACCACAAACCCTTCGTCACACGGAATTGTTGATATCTATGTATTAATTCCAGCCAATGCAAATGGAATTGGTGTTGATATTGATTATTACCCAATAATGAGAAAGGGTAGCACCTTCCGAACTAGTACTGGAAACAGTTTTGTTTTGTTAAACGATATTGATTTCAACGCAGTCGGCGTCGAGACAACTGTTGCGCGAGTATCTACCACAACCGGCGCACCAACCTATTATGCTCTCCGAGCCAAAGGTGTGGTTGTATCCGGCGCAGTTGCTAGAGCTTCAATCACAGTTGGTGATTTCGAACGGTTCAAAAAAGTAAGAGTTCCCGGTAGTAATATTGCCGAAATCCTATCTGTCTCTGATTCTGATGGCCGTGACTATTTTGAAGTAAGATATTTATCGCAAGATGTTGTGTACGTGCCCGCAGTAAATCGCGGCGCAGATAAATCAACAGTTACTTCGGTACTTAAACCAGTTGTTGTACCTCGTAGGTTTGTAGTAAAACGTGAGCTGGGAGATTTATATTTACAGTTTGGTCACGGATCGGAAACCAGTCTGACAACAGACACCATTAAAGATCCATCAGAAGTTGTGTTGCAAAAACATGGAAAAAATTATGTTACAGATGCAGAGTTTGACCCGTGGAATTTGTTATCGACAGAACAATTGGGTATAAGTCCATCTAGTACGACATTGGAAATTGCTTATAGAGTTAACACTAGTGGTAATGTAAACGCCGCAGCCGGAAGTATTAACTCGGTATCCGATGCCAAACTAGATTTCCCCGCAGCCGTAGAAGGCGCGGTACTCGCCCCGGGACACATTTCTATAATAATTAACTCAATTGAGGTTTCTAACGTAGACCCGGTTTTGGGAGATATAAGTTTACCGACACCCCAAGAGTTAAAATTCAGAATTCAGAATTCTTTTGCCGCTCAAAGTCGAGCCGTTACAGATAAAGACTATGAAAGTGTAATCTATAATATGCCGCCCGAATACGGCGCTGTCAAACGCGTAAAGATTGTACAGGATAAAGATTCGTTCAAACGTAACTTAAATATTTACATATTATCTGAAAATTTTGACACTACTTTTGCAACGTCAACAAGTACTTTGAAAAACAATTTAAAAGTTTGGCTCGCACAGTATAAAATGATAAATGATACGATTGATATACTTGATGGCCATATAATTAACTTGGGTGTTGAATTTGAGTTAATCGCCAAAGAGAACAATAACAAACATAGAGTACATAATTTGGCAATCGCGACCTTAAAAAATAAATTAGCTCAAAAAATGTATATTGGTGAACCATTGGTTATAACAGATATATACCAAGCGCTTAATCGAGTAGACGGAGTTTCTGATACAACAAAAGTACGAATCTTTAAAAAGGATGGGACAAGTTATTCTTCAAACCTTTTCGATGTTGACAGTAATTTTACTAGTGATGGACGTATGCTTCAGTGTCCCAAAAATGCAGTGTTTGAATTTAAATTCCCAGATGCAGATATTATAGGGGCAATAAAATAATGGCTATTAAAAGATACATAGCGAATAAAGACACGACAATAACAAACGCCTATAAACCCGGAATGCTGCTCCGAGCAACCGGCTCTAATATGGGGTTGGCTGACTCTATGGAAATATTTTCCATTTATGGTCAACAATCAGCTATCTCATCAGAACTTTCTAGAGGATTAATTCAGTTTCAAGATAACGAAATTCAAACAGACCGAACTGCTGGAGATATCCCCGCATCAGGCAGTGTAAACTTTTATCTTCGTCTTTTTAACGCAAAACACCCATTTACATTACCCAAAAGTTATACATTGGGTGTACACCCAGTCAACGCTAGTTGGGAAGAAGGCCATGGCGTCGATGTTGATGGGTATACTCACCTTACATATGACACAGAAGGAGCCAGTTGGCTTCGCCGCCAAGCATCCACTTCATGGACAGACATTGGTGGAGATTACGATCACAATAGAGAGTTATTTGATACATTTGATACCGGTGAAGAAGATTTAGAAATTGATATTACAGAATGGGTAGAAGAGTGGTTAACTGGATCGATAGCTAACAACGGATTACTTCTTAAACTGTCAGGCAGTCAAGAAGCCGCTTATACCGGTTCTGCAGACGGACTTCAAATTATAAACACCACCGGTTCTGTCACAAACTATTATACTAAAAAGTTCTTTTCCCGGGGCACCGAGTTTTGGTTTAAACGACCCGTAATTGAAGCCCGATGGGATTCGACAGTATTAGACGACCGGGGTAATTTTTATAGCAGTCATTCAGCCGCGCCTGCATCCTACAACGATAATACAATTTACATGTATAACTATTTTGGGAACTCACTGGTTAATATTCCAGACATTGGTACTGGTGCAATTTATGTAAGACTTTATGTTGCAGAAGAAAATGGAGCCAGTTTGACCACAATGGTAACCGGTGGGTATGTTTCTACCGGCATTTACTCTGCTACTTTAGCTTTGGCAGCAACAGCTAGTCAAGTATACGACCGGTGGTTTAATTCTGCAGAAACAGTTTGTTATCATACCGGTACGATTGATATTAAATTTGCTAAACCAAGCAACGCTAATCCAGATCGATCATATATAACCAATATTACTAACTTAAAGCCTAATTACCATGCGCACGAAACTGCACGTTTCCGTGTGTACACGCGCAAAAAAGATTGGAACCCGACTCTTTATAAAAAGGCCCGTAATAATGTATCTCGGAACCTTGTTGAAGTTGGTTATTACAGACTTAAACGCGTGATTGACGACTGCACAGTTGTTGCATATGGCACAGGTTCAACGGCTCATACAAAATTGTCATATGATACCAGTGGTAGCTATTTTGATTTTGATATGAAAATGTTAGAACCGGGATACATGTACGAAGTCGATTTTGTGTATGATATTAACGGCAGAAACGAGCAACAACCGGAACGTTTTAAATTTAGAGTAAAAGAGTAAGTTAAATGTCACTAAAGAATTTGTTTTCAAAAAAAGTACTCCCTGCTAGTTCTATCGATGATGTTGGGGACGAAGTTGAATCAAAAAGATTTGTTGACGCCAAAGAACAAAGTTTCGAAGAATATATCCCCCATGTTGATTATTCAAACCCAGCAAACTTTAGTTTTTATGGCTCAGCCCGCCAATATTATGAAGATGCCACTGAGCATATTCTAGTAACATATCCATATGACGGTTCTCGTACAGAAAGACTGGAATGGGAGCTTAGCGCATCCGCATTAGACTTATGGATTCTAGAAAACAAATGGCCAAGAACCGCAGGACACATCCAATTTGGGGCTGGTGTCGGTTGGGGCGATCAAACTTCTATATCTGATGGCTATGGTAATCCAGAAACCAAAGAATATATCTATATTAAAGGTGGTCCGAACGTTGATAATATCTTTGATCAAAGTAATTCTAGAGAATCAAACCTTAAACTTGACGGCGCAACTGGAAATACTGTAGAATTCTGGCTTAAAAAAGATGTAACACTTGAAGGCGGAACAACGAACAGGGAAGTTATATTCGATGTGTATAACACAGGAAGTTCAGAGGGTAATCCTGATTATGGTAGGTTTAGAGTAGAAGTCTCCGGTTCCGTACCGTTTCTAATATCATACGAGTCGGGTAGCGCGGGCTTTGTCGATGCGCAATTGGGCAGCGGTATTGGTGGAAACATGACCGATGGTGAATGGCACCATTACGCCATTGTAGCATTTAATACAGGCAGCACGGTTGAAACAGTACTTTATGTAGACGGTGAGTATAACGATTCTTTTACTAGTGGTTCTGTTGTTAATTATTTGAGTGGAGCTATGGTCGCTACAATCGGCGCGCTAGCAATTGCCCCAAGTGGCTCAGCAACACCCGGGTTAGGGTGGGGTAAAATGTCCGGCTCTTTGGACGAATTCCGTTTTTGGACTACAAAACGAACAGCAAAAGAAATTGGTAGATATTATAGAACACAAGTCGGTGGTGGTACAAACATCGATGAGGCCAACACTGCACTAGGTGTATATTACAAATTTAACGAAGGAATAAGCGGAAACAGTACTACCGACGCGGTTGTTTTAGATTATTCTGGTCGCGTTTCAAACGGAGCGTGGACAGGTTATGCAAATGGGTTACGCCACACAGCCAGCGCGATGATCGATTCTCTGGCAGCAGAAAACGAATTCTTAGATCCAATATTACGTTCTACAAACAACGAAGTTGTTACCCTCCGCGCGAACCTATATGAATCTGGAACAGCGCACGACATGCAAAACCCAGCTAGCTTATATGGCTCGGTACCAAGTTGGATTACTGAAGACGAATTCGAATTAGACGGTAAATCACTTAAAAAACTAGTACAAATTATGGCCAGTTATTTCGACACTGCGCAGCTTCAAATACGTGATATGCCTCATTTGAAAAACGCGGATTATTCTACCTCGTCTGCCGCACTATCTCCATTTAACGACCGTAATTTGATGCACCATGGTTTTAATACACAAGAATTGTTTGCAGATTCTACAGCTTTGGAAAGATATCTTAATCGTACAGAAACAGAATTATTTGAGGCGCAATTAGAAGATGCCAAACGTCGTATCTATGAGAATATTTACAACAACCTAACACATATTTATAAATCTAAAGGTACAGACAAAGCTTTTAGAAACTTATTACGTTGTTTCGGTATTAATAGTGATGTAGTTGATTTGGTTATTTATCCCAACAATACAGAATTTCGTATTGAAGATACATATACAACCCACGCACACAAAACAAAGTTTATTAACTTCAACGATGCCGATCGTCATGACTCGACAATTTATCAACAAACATCCAGTGCTGGCGATGCAGACCAAGGAAATTATTTATCTGCCTCGTTTGACGATGCTACTAGTTTCACAGTAGAAACACACATAATCTTTCCCAAAAAGGGCAGTCCTGCTGATACAAATTATTTAGATTACCGCCAGCACACATCTTCTCTTTTTGGCATGCACACAGCCAGAGCAGACGAAGGAGATTTAGAATGGGCCACTAGCGATGATGCGACTTTCCAAGTACATGTTACTAGGGATGTTCTTACACACGACCCAATCTCGGGCCTAGGATTGACGGAGAGGGACGTACGCTTTGTATTTACATCTAGCGTAAACGGAATTCCGACACTTACTAGTGATCTGTTTGCTGAAGTATATGATAATAATCGATGGGCAGTTTCTGTCAGCATGCGTCCTCAAGAATGGCCGTTTGCGGCAGAGGCCAACAACAATACAAATCAACCCTATATTGTAGAATTCTACGGTGTCAATGTAATACAAGACACTGTACAGAACAGTTTCTTTGTAACCGGTTCTGTACCGTATGCGTCAGGCTCAGCCTTTATGACTGCGCACAAACGTTTATATGCAGGCGCGCATTACCAAGACTTTACCGGCAGTTTGATTGACCAAACCGATGTTAAACTTGGACAGGTAGCTGCATGGTTAGATTACATACCAACAGGAACAGTGTTATATCACGCATATAACCCAGCACATTATGGCCGTCGCCAGCCTGATCAAAACGCGTATGTCTATGAAAACACTGGCGATATTTATATTCCACGAAACGACACTATAGCTCTTTTGTGGGATTTTAACAACATTACCGGCTCTGGTGAGAGCAGTGACGGACTCCCAACAACCAGTGATGCTACCTTCGTTGTTGACGACATGATTTCTGGTTCAGTAGCTACCGGCGCGCGTTATGGCTGGGTTGGAGATATTGTGAGTAAACAATACCCGGGTAAGGGAGATTTATTCTTACCAAATGATGATGTTGCCAGCACAGAATATTTGCATGCGTTACGTATGTCGTTTCCGGAAGAATTACAAAACACTAGTTTAATTAAAATCTTAGAACAAGACGATTTAGCTTTTACAAGAGATAGTCTACCAATCAATTACTTCTTTTCTTTAGAAAAAAGCATGCAACGCGTAATTTCACGTGAAATGATGAAGATGTTTGCTACGGTGAAAGACTTTAGTAACTTAATAGGTGAACCTGTAAACAAATACCGCCATAGCTACAAAGCTATGGAAAAGCTCCGCGTTCGTTTCTTTGAAACTGTAAACAACACACCCGATATGGAAACCTTCTTTACATTCTATCGATGGATTGACTCAGCAGTTTCACAAATGGTTACAGAATTAGTACCGGCATCAGCGAGATTTTCTGATAAAATTGGAAATATCATTGAAAGTCACGTATTAGAGCGAAGCAAATATGTGCATAAATTCCCGACTCTAGAACTTAAAACGTCAGATCCTGAAGGTGGTTTGGTCGGTATTAACAGACACTTGTATAATTGGAAAGAAGGCCACGCGCCTTTAAGTGGTGAACAAAACGATAATGGTTATTGGTGGTGGCAGCAAGCTCGCCGTAATAACGAAACTTTTGAAGATACAGCAATTCACCAAGCACATCGAAAACTATATTTTAGTAGTTCTTTAGACGCATTAGAACGAAGTTGGACAACCCCATATAAATATTCTGCAGATGGCGAGACAATGTATAATCTCGTCGGTGGTGTAAATTATCATAGAAACAAAAAACCTAATCTAGTAATCGATGAAGTAAGATCTGGTAAAACACTAACAATTAGCAGCCCCGCATATACGGCAGAACGTTCGGATAATAATGATGAAGATTCTAAACGTGTTGCACCCAACAAAAAGTTTGCTGTACCGGTTAAACCTGATATTTTGGTGGCACAAATTAATCCAACTGGCCATGATGAATATTTACAAGGTAAGCATTTAATATTAGCGCCATTTAAAATTCAACCAATGCTTCAAGCCGACGCTGGCGGATATTCAGAACAAGTAATTTCGGGTTCTTTGGCTCAAGACAGAGAAATAGGACCGTATCAAATACCAAACATTGTTAATCTCCACAACAACGTCGCAGGCCATAACGAAGTACCAATGCAGTCTCCGTTTACTAGAGAATATAATGGCGGTTGGACACACAGAAACCAAGATCACGAAACCCGATTAACAGTAGTAACTGGTGATCCATTAGATGGTAGAATCGAAGCGTGGCATTTAGAATTAGTTGGTGGAACTGGCTCGTTTTCTCAACCACATAATAGAATGGCAAAAACTAGATGGAATGGACCATCCACACACGTTAATATTAGGAATATTAAAACAGTTCAGTCAGCTTATCCTGAAATGGGTAATTATTCAAACCAGTATGAATTTTTCCAAACAACCGGTAGAAAATTCCAAAACAGAGCATTTGTTAAAAGTGAAGGGTTTACATATCAAGCAGCAGAATCCCTATTTGTTTCTGGTATTATTGATTTTACATTACCAGACCGTACCGGCAGCACCAACCAGCATATTTTCGTAGAAAGATTCTCAGCGCCCGGTGGAGCGGAGGTACTCTCACTAGGCTTCTTAGACTTTATTTCTGGAGAGTATGCCGTCCACAACGCACTTCCATGGCGTAATCTAACGGTTAGGGATGCATTGAATTCATGGCACGGTGACCACGCCAACCAATTTGGATATTATTCAGATTATCGAACAGTACAAGACTTTGCAAATGCATCATGGTCCCCGACTTATACTGGATTTTCAGCATCAGCAACTGCAGCAAACTACGATGGGGTGGCAAGCTATCACAAGGTTAACCGCAATTCGCAACACAGACTTTCATTAATTGATGAGTTATCAGAAGATACTCAAATTGTACAGAAATATGATAACTGGTTTATTCAACACGCGATTCCAGCTAGTGATATTCAATATTCATGGATTACTGCTAGCGCGGAAACTTTCTTAGGATTTGCCACAAACAATCCGGTACCAAGTGCTTATGTCACAGGCTCGGGTATTGTGTTTAGCTCACATTCACATGTTGAAACTAACGATGGCTTATTACATGTAGATTATGTTGGATTGAATACTTTAATTCACCAATCAATCCTTGCTGATAACATCACTTTGGCTGGACCCTCTGGTTCAGAAACAGATTTATCTGAGTTTAATAATCCTACAATTGGTACGTTAGAAGCCTCACCTGAAGACCTTTTAAATGGTTTAATCAGCCACAGGCAAGGACCATATGGTTGGCCGAGTTGGAAACAAGTACGTCCAATGTACAACCCGTTAGTAAGACACTTACGTAAAAACAACAAAATAGCATTAATGACCGGGAAACAATCAAAGAATACGCGAGGTACTGTTGAACAGTCTGTTTCGTTTTATGATGAACCCGCAGTGACTTTCCGTAATTTAGTCATGACTCACGAAATGAAGGTGGCCGATGAACAAGGTCGATTAAACGACTTTGAAATTGACCATACATATGCAAACATGTTACAATCATTTGCCAATACGGAATTGGTTAATGGGTTGGACACTCATATTTCTCCCAAAGAAACTGTTTACGAAGACTTAAAACAAATTTATCTAGATGAATCGATTGACGAAGCTACTCCACAGCTTTCAAAAATAACATATCGTGACACGGTTTATCCGCGAGAAATTAACACCGGGCTAAAAGATACTAGAGTACGGTCGAATTATGAAGTGACGTGGTGGTCAGCCAGTGTTACAAATAGACACACCACTGGTCTTAACAATAGTTTTGAACAAGCTGTACCCAATATGAGTATTTGGCCTCTAGATTCCCGAGCAGACTATGAAACAGTTTTATCCTCTTCAGTTGGTGGTACCGGTGGAGAAGGAGAATTGATGAACAACTACGTAATTTATCATGACGGTACTCCAGCTAATCTTATTGTTGGACCACTATACGCGCGCCCATATTCTAGTTCCCTATTAGGCGTTAACCAATATATCGGCGGCGCTTTTTGGGATTTGGAACGCCCACCAACATATAACTATGATGTTTATCGTGAGCACTTAACTAAAGTTCGGGATCAAACCTTAGTACCGGAATATATTATGTCACGTCATGTTGACACGATGATCGCGGCCAGTAATAAAAAATATGTTGACGAGTTTTTAACGGTTTCTGGTGCAGCTAGTTTTGATTCTAGTGATATAAGTGGATTTTATAATACGTATTCAAACACTGATTTTATGAAGCATATTGCAGAGGTTGTTGATGATCACAAAGATTCAATTATTAAACCTACTAAATTAACATTACGTTGCAAAGCTACTAAAAAGTTTATTCCATACCATGGGTTTTATCCGGCTCAACGTACGTTGGATTTAGCCAATTTGTTCTATAATGATTATTTGGTTACCAAATCAAACCAATTCCTTACGTGGACAGAAGGAGAAGCTAGAATAATAGCAAAACCGTTCATGATCCCGGGAATTTTATATAATTCAATTAAGTCCGGTGTTGCTTGTGATTGGCCCTATTTTACCACAGACCCTTCTTCAAAAATAGTAGAGTTGACCAGTAATAACGGCCATAATAAAATGTGGGGATTCTCAGGTTCATTAGGTAATAATGTTCACGATGGTCGAATGCCTTTTGAGGCCCTATTGGCACCAGAAAACTTTATTCCTAATACGCTTTATGATGATGAAGGTGACGCAAACGCCCAAGCTGCAGAATCTTCAATCGATTGGGCAACTAATCAAAATGTGGTGTCGAAAAAATATAAATTAGCTGCTAATAATTTTATAGCAGAAACAATGAATATGTTCCTTAAAAATGGCCGCCCAACGACATTAATATCAAAACCAGAAAATGATGCTTCTTTTGGTTTAGTTGAACCATCTACTGAATATAAGATGCGAATTTACTTGACAAATACTCGAACTAGCAACGTGATAGCGTCCAACGCGCAATATTCAACTTATAAACATGCTAGCACGTTTGGCTTGCCTTTAACTATTGGGGATCGCTCAGATGGCCAGTTTGGCTTCCATGCATACACGCCGGTAACAATGAATCCTTTGGATGTTATCCAAAACGGAAATACTGCTGTTAGCCCATATGCAGCCGGTGGATTTGTAGAATTAAGTTTTACTAGTGATGCTGATACTACCAAATATACTTTAGATCAAATTTTGAACGAAGTCGTTAAAACTTATGTTCGAATTCCTATTGATGAATTCGCAGGATTTAGATCCGAAGCGGGTGCTAAATCTGTTATGCAAGTTACCGGTTCTCTTAAAATTGATGGCACCATTAATATACTTGCTACAGAATATAACGCTCTTACTGGCATACCTGAGAAAATAAAAGACACAGATACAGCCGTCCGTGCTTGGGCCATTCATCCTCGTTTCGAAACACCCGGGCTTAATTTTGTTGATTTAACTCCGCTTAATGTACCAACTCCAGCACCAATTGGATATATAAATAGTTATGTTGGAATGTGGCATCAGCAAGGTACATACGAACCGGAAGGCACACAGGCTGCTGGAAACTTTATAATGTTAACAGATGTTACCGGTTCAAAATCACTTAGCGATTTGGTAGGTTTACAAAAAAACGACCCA